AACTTCAGTTAATGCCGCACTAGTAAGTGAACACTTAGCTGTACCGTACCATGGGCAAAATAAACAAGAAATAGAAGACGCCCACGCAGCGAACTACGAAATTCTAAAAGAGAAGGGTCTATTATGACAGCTTGGTCTTACAGTAGCATAAGCACATTTAAGCAATGTCCTAAAAAATATTATCACTTAAAAGTGGCGAAAGACGTTAAAGACACAAGCAGTGAGGCTATGTTATACGGCAACCAAGTGCATAAAGCTGCGGAGGACTTCATAAAAAAGGGTACACCAATTCCTAAAAAGTTTGATTACATGAACCCAATAGTAAATTCTCTTAATGATATAGAGGGGGAAAAACATTGCGAGCTACGGCTAGGCGTTTCGTATGATGAAGGAGTTTATAAACCAACGGGTTTCTTTGCTAAAGATGTATGGTATAGAGGCATAGCTGACCTAATTATAGTTGACGGAGAAAAAGCGTTTTTAGTCGATTACAAAACAGGAAAAAACGCCAAGTATGCGGACACTGCTCAGCTAGATATGCTAGCCGCCGCCACTTTTACCCATTTCCCCGAAGTGGCCCACATAAAATCTGCATTAGCATATGTAGTAAGCAATGAGTTTATAAAGAAAGAACATAGTCGAGACTTACAAAATTCTTACTATGCAACGTTTGACGAACCCCTTGAATCTTTAGCAGCGGCGGAAGAACACAATGTATGGAACGCTAAAAGCGGGCCGTTGTGTGCGTACTGTCCGGTTACTAGCTGCGAACATAACAGGAAGCGATGATATGACTAATAAACGAGATTACAAAGCCGAGTACGCTAAGTATCAAGGCACTGAAGAACAAAAGAAAAAGCGCGCCCAACGCAACAAAGCTAGGCGAAAAGCAATGAGGGAAGGTAAGGTCTCTAAAGGTGACGGCAAAGATGTAGCGCACGTTAAGGCTATGGATAAAGGTGGAAAGAACTCTGATGGGGTTAGGGTAGAAACTGCTAGCCGTAACCGTTCTTTTAAACGAGATTCCGAGGGTAACCTTGTATCTGAAACCAGTAAGCGCGAGCGCAAGAAGACATCTAAAGCATGAAGATAATAGAAAACAAGTACGTTCTGCTGCGAACAAAGCGACCGCATTTAGTAACTGAGAAAGTAGAAGATTACCGCATAATTAAAAAAGATGACGATGGCTTTTATGAGCTATCAGTAAAATGGGAACAACCCGAGACAGAAGCTCTGGCTAGTTTAGGCGTTAAATTACCGTCACCCATACAGCGAGACTACGAATGGACAGGTAAGCATAAGCCGTTTAACCACCAAAGAGAGACAGCTTCTTTTTTAAGCGTACGCAAGAAAGCTTTTTGCTTTAACGAGCAGGGCACGGGTAAGACCGCTTCTGTTATTTGGGCTGCGGATTACTTAATGAAACTGGGTCTTATACGTAGGGTGTTAGTGATTTGCCCTTTATCTATTATGAAATCTGCTTGGCAACAAGACTTATTTACTTTTGCTATGCACCGAGGTTGTTCAGTAGCGCATGGGACAGCAGAGCAACGCCGTAAAATAATAGACGCCGGTGCAGACTTTGTAATAATTAATTTTGACGGCGTAGCTGTAGTGCAAGACGCTATTCGTAAAGGCGGGTTTGACTTAATAGTAGTCGACGAAGCTAATGCTTACAAAAACGTACAAACAAACCGTTGGAAAATATTGAAAAAGCTTGTGGATGACGTTGACTGGCTGTGGATGTTAACGGGTACACCTGCTGCGCAATCCCCTGTAGATGCCTTTGGTCTAGCCCGTTTAGTTAACCCTGAAAGCGTCCCACGTTATTTTGGGCAGTTCCGTGACAAAGTGATGTACAAAGTTACGCAGTACACATGGAAGCCTAATTTAATGGCAGATAAAATTGTCCATCAAGTACTTCAACCTGCGATACGGTTTGAGAAGGATCAATGCCTTGATTTGCCATCTGTAACTCACGTGGAACGAGACGCGCCTTTAACTAAGCAGCAAGAAAAATACTACCAAGTCCTTAAAAAACAAATGGTTATGGAGGCTGACGGCGAACAAGTAAGCTCGGTAAACGCTGCAACAAACATAAATAAACTACTCCAAATATCGGGTGGTGCGGTATACACGGACGATAGACAAGTTATTGAATTTGACGTAAGGAACCGTTTGCAAGTAGTTCTGGAGGTAATAGAAGAAGCTAGCCATAAGGTACTAGTCTTTGTACCTTTCACTCATACCATTGAATTACTTGAAGAATTTATTACGAAAAATAAAATAAGTTGTTCTATTATTTCTGGTAAAGTATCAGTCAACAAACGCAGTGAAATAATTCAACAATTTCAAACGACGCCTGACCCCCATGTATTAATTATTCAACCCCAAGCCGCTTCCCACGGTTTGACTTTAACAGCGGCGAATACAATTATTTGGTACGCGCCCGTCACTAGCGTAGAAACCTATTTACAGGCTAACGCTCGTATAGACCGCCCCGGTCAACACAACCCAATGACTATTGTGCATGTAACAGGCAGTGAAGTAGAAGCCCGTTTATACAAGATGTTGCGCTCTAACATCGACAACCACAACAAAATAGTCGATTTGTATAAACAAGAAATAAACGCTTGACAATGTAAAAAGAAGTTGTAAACTGACTCTCCCACTTAGCGAAAGGAGGATTCTGTGAGCGACTATAGTGCGTCCGAATTAGCGGACATTTACATAAAGATGCGTGAAAAAATAAGAGACCTCGAAGATAAAGTAAAAACAATAAAAGAACAGCAATCCCTGATAGCGGATAAGATGCTAGAGCTGTGCAACGAGCAAGACGCCAACAGCTTAAACACCACAAACGGAACCATAAGCCGCCGCCTAAACTCTAGTTATTGGACTAGTGATTGGGATAGCTTCTATCGGTTTGTAAAAGAAAATGATGCCTACCATTTGCTAGAAAAGCGAATACATAACGGCAACATGAAAGAGTTCCTAGCCGACAACCCTGACGATGTACCAATGGGTCTACAGGCTAGAAATCAATATGTAATAAGTGTAAGAAAACCTACTTCTAAATAGGAGATAAAAATGAGTAACGAAGTATCTATTTTCCAAAACCAAACTGGCGTTAGCACAAGACGTAGTAGTGCTCTAGCTGAGCAGCTTAAAAGCAGTTCGACTGTATACAACCGCCGTATTCAAACAAGTAACAAAGGCTTCTTTCGAAAGATAATTAACGGCGAGCAGGTTGGCGAACCTATCCGTGATGAGTTTGAAGCTATCATTGTTAATATGCTACCCAAGGTTTCTCGTATCTACTACAAGGATAAGTTTGACCCCAACAAGGAAGCAACCCTACCCAATTGTTGGTCTAACCAAGGCGACAAGCCTGAAGCAGGTGCAATCGACCCGCAACATAGCAACTGCGCTGACTGCCCTATGAATGTTAAAGGGTCTGGTGATAACGGTGGTAAAGCATGTAGGTATCAACGACGTGTAGCTATTATGTTAGCCGGAGACACATCGGGCGATATTTATCAGTTCAATATCCCTGCTAAGTCTTTGTTTGGTAAAGGTTCTGGCAACGAGCATCCTTTTGAAAGCTATATTAAGTTCCTTCTTAGCAACCGTGAGGCGCCCGACACTGTTATAACTCGGATTAGCTACGATCTAGATGCTGACTCAATGGAGTTACTGTTTACGCCTGTTCGCTCGTTGACTGACGAAGAATACGACTTAGTTAGTAGTGTACAAACTGCACCTGAAGCCAAGATGTACACTCAGATTACTGTGGCTCAGACTGATGGCGTAACTAAAGCACCTAAGATAGAAGCCCCAAAACCAAAGGTAACTCGTTCTGAGGAGCCTGAAGAAGTGGAACTGGCGGAAGAAATAGAAGAGCCAGTAAAGCGTACTAAAAAGAAAGAAGAGACTACGGCTTCTAGCTCAGACTCTTTAGCCTCTGTAATTGACGCATGGAGCAAGGACGACTAATGAGCTATGGCTATACTTTAAATCTAGTCTCGCTCAACAAGTCTGCCAGTGCTCGCTCTATAGGCGTGAAGCTAGGACGCACGTGCATCAAACATGGTGTACCCGTTGCGGACGTAGCTGAGCGCCTAGGGGTTAGCAGACAAACAATCTACCATTGGTTTTCCGGCAAGAGCAGACCTTCTGAGCAGATGGCTAGCAAAATAGAAAAATTAATAACGCAGTTAGAGCGCTAGACTATGGACAACTTTGACTTACTTGAGTACGTGTTACCCGAAGGTGGGTACTACTGCGTGCTAGCGTTGGAGTCAGGGGATTTTGCAGGAACTAAGCTCGTAGCCACTAGGGAAGAAGCACAAAACCTAGTAGATAAGTATTTGGCTAAAGGGCAAGACGTTTATTTCGCAGTTGCCAAGTTCAAAGACCCAGATAAGGGGCGTAAGCAGGTTAACGTACACGCCCTCAAGGCGGTCTGGTTAGACATAGATTGCGGAGAAAAGAAAGCTGAAGTAAACGAAAAGACAGGACGCCCAGACGGCTATATAGATCAAGCAGCCGGAGCTAAAAAGTTACAAGAGTTCTGTGAAACCGTTGGGTTACCCCAGCCTACGCTAGTGAATTCAGGGCGCGGACTACACGTGTACTGGGCGTTGGATAGGGCGGTTACTAAAGAAGAATGGGCGCCAGTGGCTTCTAGGCTTCGTCAGCTTTGCGATAAACAAGAGTTTTATGTAGACCCCTCTGTTTTTGAAGAGGCTCGGGTGCTTAGAGTCCCGGGTACCTTGAATTATAAAGACGATCCACCTAAGCCCGTAAGCGTAATCACCGTTGCCCCTGAAATAAACTTTAATGAGTTAAAAGATATTTTGGGCGTAACGGAGACTGTGGCGTTAGATGAGACTGCCCCTCGTAGAAAATCTATGTTAATGGGGCAACTACAGGATAACGTCCAAAGTAACTTCGCTAAGATAATGAGGCGGAGTGCAGAAGGCAAAGGTTGCCAACAGATATTAGATTGTTATGTGAACAGGGCAACTCTGTCCGAGCCGCGATGGTTCGATGCGCTATCTGTAGCTGCACATTGCTACGACCGAGACACGGCGATCCACATACTGTCTGAAGGGCACCCGGACTACAATCGAGAGAAAGTGGAAGAAAAGGTCGAGCACATAGAAGGGCCACACTCCTGTGCAGTTTTTGAGCGTACAAACCCCGGCGGTTGTGACGGTTGCCCTTTTAAAAACCAAATAAAAAACCCAATTAACTTAGGTAAAGAATTAGTTGAGTTTGACGAAGACGAAGAGTACGTAGAGCCTGAACCGGAAGAAGCAGATGAAACCCTAGACCGTGACTTACTTAGTTTAAAACCTTTCTTGCCAGACAATTACGCAAGGGGTAAGCACGGAGGGATTTATTATATAGACCCTAATGATGACGAAGACGGCCCTAAACTTATTTATGAGCACGACCTATTTGTTATAAAAAGAATGACTGACCCCTCAGAGGGAGACACTACTGTTTTGCGGTTGCATACTCCTAAAGACGGCGTAAAAATATTTTTTATTTCTAACACCAAGATTACTCAAAGCATAGAAGTAAAGAAAGAGCTTGCAAAACATGGTGTTATGGCTGATGAAGCGCAGTTTAAAAAGATAACTGCGTACGTTATACGCGCTATTAAAGCGCTGCAAACTTTAAAAAAGGCGGATATTATGAGAAAACAATTTGGATGGGCAGACGGTGACACTAAGTTTATCGTTGGGGATAG